ACCCGCCGTGCTGGAATAGCCGCTGGAACCCGCCGTGCTGTAACGGCCGCTGGAAAAAGGTTCTTTGCCCTTTACCCGATTAAAAACAGCATTCACTGTAGCTTTTACCAGCCCTGCAAAATTCACCTCACCTTTCACCGTCAGCTCAGTGCAGGCCAGATTACTGTCCTCTTCACTTTTATCCACGTTCCCGCCGCACTCGACTTCAAAAAAGCGCGGGCCATCCTTCAACGGGTAGTAGTGCAGCACATCCAGCGGGTTCTCGCAGGCGTGCATTCCGGCGGTGCAGCAGTCGGCTTTGTCCTCATGGTAGGTCTTGCCCACCTCATACTGCTTGCTACGGCACTGCATATTTTTGTCCATAGCTTTATAGGCAATAATTTTCTCGCTCATGGTGTCCTCCTTACCCTCTTGCAATCGCTTCTGAGTCGATCAGCCGCCCCGCCGGGGCGCAGGCACGGTCAAACAGGCTGGTCTGGCCGTTGGTCTGCTGGATCAGCATCACGGTGTTGGTGCTGGGCTTCCACCGCTGGATGTACTCCACGGCTTCATCAAAGCGCTTGCGGGGGATGTTGAACACGCTGTTGACCCGGAACCAGTCCTGCACATCGTGGTTGCACTCGCTGTACACCTTGCTGCGCACATGGTTGTCGATGTAGGCCGGCGCTTTCTCATCGCCCAGGGCGCTGATCACCGACCGGCTGATGCTCTTGCGCAGTACGCGCTGCTGGTTGTAGTCCACCGTCATGGTGTTCTCCAGCGCCGTGAGCCGCTGCTCCTGTTTCTGGGTGCGGTCGTCCAGCAGGAACAGCGCCTGCATCTCCTTGCTGAGCTTGGGCATCATGTAGCTGCCAGTCTTGCGGATGCTGGGGATGATCTCATCGGCAACCAGCGCCTGGAACTTCTCGGCAACGGGGTTGTTTGCCTTCATGGCGAGCCTGTAGAAAACATTCTCCGGGATGTAGCTGTCTTTCCCCCATTTGTGGGGGAAACCGAATTCCGCCAGATACTGTTCGACACGCTCCCAACGGATAGAAGTGTACTCGGTGCCGTTCTTGTTCTGGGTCTGGGTGAACCCCAGCCCTCGGGCGACGTCCTCAAGTTTCAGATACGCGGTTCCGTCCTTCTCGTAGCAGGACACCCCGGAGATTAGAACCGGGGTCAGATTGGTGTTGGTCATGCTTTGGTCTTCCTCTCTTTGATAAGCTCTTCCAATGCTGCTTCCATCTTGCTGCGGGCTTCGCTTGGGGTTCGCAGGCCGTTCAGGATCATCGAACAGTAACCTTTCGTCCAGCCAAGACGTGCGGCAAGCTCCGTCATGGTGATTTTGTTGTTGTGCATGCGACCGATTAAATCGCCTGTCCAAACTTCGGGCACTCTTACACCTCCGTTTCAAATGTGGTTTGAATCGCTTCCATGATGGGCGCAAGCTCTTCCAGCGTGCTGTACTTCTGCCGGTAGGTTTGTGCATCCCGCCGCGCGTCTGCCATCATCTGGTCATACAGCGCGGGCTTTTGCAGCACTTCCTGCATCGGCATATAGCAGCGCACGCCTTCCTGTGCCTGCGCGTCATCCGCTTCCGGATCCGGCTTCCGAACAACGTCCTCAAACTTGAGCGGTTTCTGTTCGATGACCCGGACATTGACATATGCCCTTACCGGCGGGCGGGAATCCACCCGAAGGATGCGCACCGACCCGATCATCTTCCGCGCCTGCCCCTCCCGATACCTCTCGGCGGCAACATCGTCCCGCCACTCGAAGTCCTCATGCAGCACCGATTCCTCCGGTCGTGCATCCTCGACCACAGCCTCTGGGGTCAGTTTGCCTTCCCGCTGGCGGATGTTCTCAAACGCATCATGCGCCTGTTCTGCGGTAGCGTGGTAGAACGAATCTGTTTTTTTGTCCTTCCATGCATACCCTGCAATTTGTTTCATGCTTGAACCTCCTTGGTTTATTTGGCAATCCATGCCAGCCTCGCCACAACAAGCACCGCCTCACCTCACCTCGACTGCCTAAACCTGCCTAACCCTAACTAATCCTGCCTAGCCAGCCTGACCAAACTTGACCGTTCCGCAACAAAGCTCGCCATATCGCGCCATGCCAGCCATTACCAACCATGCCATTTCTTACATTGCCTTACCCAGCCTCACCAGCCGAACCTATCCATATCAAGCCTCTCCGCAGCTAAACACACCCCGACAGCCTAGCCAAGCCTAGCCAAGCCTGGCCTTACCCGACCACGTCCCGACTCACCTTGCCTGTCCACACCAGCCTTACCGAAACGTGCCATTCCGAAGCAAACCTAACCGGGACACGCCCCGCCAGACAAACCATGCCATTCTTGCATTGACTATCCGTAACAGGCCGTGCCTAACCAGCCAAATCACTCAGGCATTGGGCTGCACATGGAACTTGCCGTTGATGCCGCCCTTCTCGATGCGCCATTCACCGATGCCGCACATATCGCCGCCAAGCTCGATCATGTTGACCAGGCTTTCCTCGTCGATCATGCCGTTCTGGTTGTACTCGATCACCAGATCGGCATACCAGTTCTTGAATTCCGGGCGGTAGCGCAGGTCAGACGTGCCCATGCCGATCTTTACCTCATCTTCCCGGTGCTCAAACTTTGGCTTACCCTCGTCAAAGGTCTTGATCTCGATGAACTCCGTGCTGTTGGTGCCAAAAACATGAAACAGACCGTTGCCGGTCACTTTGTTCTTCATGTAGCCCAGGCGGTACGCAGCTGAAATAGCCGCCGCCTTTACTGCACAAGCAGGGAAACCGAACCGCTCCGTTGTGCCGTATTTATCCAGAAGCTCCTTCGTCCAGTCGGAATATGCCACGTCCGGCTTGCCATCCAGCCAGTAGAGCGCCTCGGCGGTCTCGCCATACGGGTTCTTTGCCACCTTGTCCTTTTTCAGGAGCTTCTTGCCCTGCTGGGATGCAAGCATCTCTTTCTTTGCCTTCTCGCTCCATGCGTGGACGATCAGGCTGCTGTCGCCAACGATGCGGATCTGGAAAATCTTCTTATCGGGGCGACGGATGATGATGGGGGCGATTGCGTTGTCTGATGCTTTCATGCTTTTTTCTCCTTTTTCAATGGGTTGGTCAAAATACCAGTTGAAAAAGTTTACAAAGTGTGTTACTATGTAGTTGCAGAATACAAGTAAAAACAGCTTGAGCGGTTACCCGCTGGGGCTTTGTGTTTTGTAAACTCTTTTAACTGACAACGCTATTATAGCAGTTACTTGGGTAACTGTAAAGAGTTTCTTGTAAACTTTAGTAACTTTGTCATACTGCACAAAAAAGGCGGCGCTTTTATGGCATTTTACGAGAACTATCTGCGTTTGTGCGAGAAAGCCGGTAAAACGCCATCCGGCGCGGCTTTGGAAATGGGATTGTCGAAGCCGACAGTCAACCGCTGGAAAAAAGGTGGAGGACTGACGGATGCAACTGCATTAAAAGTGGCCGCTTACTTTGGCGTCACGGTTGCCGAGCTGAAGGGCGAAGAGCAAAAAGAAAAGCCCAGCACCCCGGAGGGCGTGGACTTGTCCAGCCTGTCTTCTGAAGACGCTGAGCTTGTAAGACGGATTCTTGGGGCTTCGGAAGCGAAAAAGAACGCTATCCGAGAACTTCTCTAATCCTTATTAAGAATAACGAGGACTTTCTGACGAAATGCAGGGTCACTCTTTAGCTTTTCGATGATTTTTCTGATTTCGTCCGGGCTAAACCGTGTGTTCTGCATTTTTTGTTCCTCCTTATAGTAAATATGTGTGAGGTGTACCCATGGCAAATACTTGTCCTGTCTGCGGTGGAAAGCTGGGCTTACTCAACCGCGAAAAGAGCGCCGACGGTCTGATCTGCGCCGGATGCAGCAACTTCTTTTACTCAAAACTTGGCTTCCGAGCTGCAAAGCAGCCGACAGATGCACTTGCGGCATACTGGGTAACGCTGGAGCAGCGCCGGGCGGCATTTAAGGAGACCGATTCCATCTATGATGGGGATTCTCTTTTTGTGTCCATCGACAAAAGCAATCGCCTCTTTTTCTTTGGGCACCGAAGCGGCGACAAAGGCCCGCGCGTGATCTACAGCTTTGATGAGGTCGCCGGGTACGAATCAGATGCGGATGACGTGATGGTCACACAGTCCGTTGGCGGCATTGGCCGTGCTGTGGTAGGCGCTGCCGTTGCCGGGCCCGTCGGTGCGATCGTGGGCGCTTCCACCGCCAAAAGTGAGACCCGGAAGGGACGCAGCAAGGAAAATGTCTCTATCCGATTTGAGCTCCCTCTGGGAGAGCAGGTCCTTCCGGTCCAGAAGTACCCCGGCGGCACCACGGAGTTTCTGAAGAAATGCACCTCTGGGAAGGAAAAGGCCGCGCAACCGACAACGGCGGCTGGAAGTGTTGCGGATGAACTGCTGAAATTCAAGCAGCTTCTTGACCTTGGTGCCATCACCGAGGATGAGTACGCAGCAAAGAAATCTCAGCTGCTTGGTATGTAAGTTTGTTTACAACCGCATTATACAACTGCATGTTGTTGCAGTCAATGGGTTTGCCCATCACTCTTTTTGATGGGTTGCATCGAGTTGTTGCATTTTTTGCAACAATTCCCCTGCTCCGGTCACTGCGCCGCCGGGTGCTCTTGATGCTGTATGTAAGGCGTGCAAAGAGTTGATTTTGTGGGCGGCGTACATCGTGGCGCTTGCCTGCTGCTCTGGCGTCATGTCAACGTAGCAGGCAAGCGCGGCGCGGATGTGCGTGCAAAAGTGGCTCATCTTCTCCATAGTCAGTCCTCCCAAGGCTGCGGTGTGCGGTCGGTTCCGTTCAAAACGGTGGCAGGCATACCGTCGATGATGGTCATTTCGGTTTCTTTACCGTTTCTTTGCTCAAAATCCATTTTGTTTTCCCCTTTCTTTTGTGCACATTTATGTCTTATGTTCCAAATTCTACCATGCGCCGTTGGAAAACAAAATACGGATATTTTTTGTCGAATGGCGCAGATTTTTTCTGCGCCATTTTCTGTTAAAAACACGTTGGTTTTACGGGGGCGAAAGTATGAGTTATTTTACGGCAACCCAGATTGGAAAAGCGCTTGCAAAGGCCAGGGTATCTGCCGGCCTGAGCCAAGTGGAGATCGCAAGGCTCATCGAGAAGGGTGAGAGGACGGTACAGAGCTGGGAAAAAGGCTGCACCAGCCCGGACAGTGACGAGGTCATGGATTGGTGCACAGCATGTGGGGTGTCCCCCATCACCGTGTTTATGGAGATGCTGCACCCAGATCTGTATGCGGTTTCCGACAGCGAAAGGCTGGAAGATTCTGTAGATCGGGAGCTGCATCTGCTGATGAGGGCTCTGCCGCCCATCACGAAGCGACTGCTGCTTTTCATTCTGAAGGGCCGACACGGCAGCAGTCCGACTGCGGTGATCTCCGAGATGGCCGCAAACCTGCACTGCCCACTCAACAACCGTGTCAGCGTGTGCGGTACCATCATAGACCAGTATACCTATGCGCAGATTGCTGGCCTTGACCCATGCCCGGACGCTCCGCATCCTCCCATTGACGACCTGAAAATCAACTACAAGGCCGGAAGGGCCGCTGCTGAAAATGGTGCATTCGGATATATCGGGCAGAAAAAGGAGTAAGCCATGAAATGCGTGAGACCATGCTGCCGGAAGGAAATCCCGGATGGTGCTTCTTTTTGTCCGTGGTGCGGGAAGAAACAGCCGGAAGCCGCCCCGAAGCAAAGAAAAAAGCGCCGCCGTCCCAAGGGCAGCGGCAGCGTGTATAAACTGAGCGGGGAGCGGGCAAGACCGTATGTGGCGCTTACAGCCAAAAGGGATGTTCTGGGAACGTTTGAAACGGCAGGCGAAGCAGTACAAGCGCTGGACGCTTACAACGCCAAGAACACCCCCGCTGCGCTTCTGAAATGCACCTTTGCAGATGCCTATACCCAATGGAAATCGCAGCCCAAATTTGACAAGCTCAGCACGGACATGCAAAAGGGGTACGAGCTGGCCTATGCAAAGGCTGCGCCGCTATACGACCGACAATTGCGGGACTTGAAAGCGGCAGATTATCAACAAGTGATTGACCAGATGGTTGAAAAGGGACTTTCCCGCAGCTCCTGTGAAAAACAGCGCACGCTTTTTAGCCAGATCTGCGAGTGGGCAATGGCGCAGGACATCATAAACAAAAATTATGCCATGCTACTGCAGCTCCCGGCGGCTACAGGAAAAGCGGAGCGCACTCTGACTGCAGCCGAGATAGAGCAGATCAGCATCTACCAGAATGACCCAAAATTCGGGCAGACGGCTCAGATCGCCATGGTGCTGCTGTACACCGGTATGCGCATTGATGAACTGCTCTCTATGCGCTGTGAGGACGTGCATCTGAAGGAGCACTATATGCAGGGCGGCGAAAAGACCGAGGCAGGCAAAAACCGCATTATCCCGATTCTTGAACCGATTTACAAGACGGTAGCTTTTTGGATGCTGAACAGCGGGTGCGAATGGCTGATACCATCCAAGACCGGCACAAAGCTGGACAAACGCAATGTGGCTACAAAATTCCGTGCCCTGATGCAGGAATGCCATATAGAGGGCGTGCATCCACACACGCTGCGTCATACGGCCAGCAGTAAGATGGTGGAGTGCGGTTTGGAAAAAACCGCTGTGCAGGCAATCCTCGGTCACAAGAATTTCTCTACCACGGCAAACAAGTACGTGTCACACAACGACCCGACATATTTGTTGCGGGAAATGCAGAAGATGAAGTACTGACTTGTTAGATTGTTTGTTAGATTATCACACGTTTTCAGGTGTTTTTACACAGTTTTAGTAAAAAGAAAAGCGTATAGGCGACTTGTTTTTATCGCCTATACGCTTATTTTTGGAGCTGGTGACAGGAGTTGAACCCGCAACCCACTGATTACAAATCAAATTTATTTTACGTTTTACCGTAAATAATTATTTATCTGTTGGCTTTCCGTTAGACTATATATCCCATGCCCAAACGTTGAAGCCTATGTGAAAATAGCACACTCTATGTCTTTTTACAAGTCGCTTATCTTTCGCATTACGAGCTCATACTCTTTTGGGTACACCAGCTTTATTGCCTTCATGTGCTCGTCAAGCACCTGCATCAGACCGCCAAAAGGAACAGAGCTGGCAGCCGCCACAAAGTCGCTTTGCGGTTCCGTTGCCGTGGAGTACGCTGCCGCATAAGTCGCGGGTGGCAGTGCCTGGATCTGCGTTTCAGGTGCGTGTGTTTCTTCCAGCTCGTCCCGCACAGTACAAAGGGCGGCAAGCTTGTTGACGCTCTGCCAGCTGGTTTCCTCGCACTTGAGCTTGCGGATATGCTCGTTGATCTCGTCAATGTCCACGCCTGCTGCCCCCTTCCTCATGCGTTCCGCAAGATGTCAGCGGCCCGCTTGTATGCATCGCGCTCTGCGCCGGTGGCCTCCTGCATCATGTCCTCGATGTCAGAGATCATGCGCTCACGGCCATCCGTGCGGGAGTAATGCCCACGAACATAGTGACGGCCTCGGTTGGCATAGCTGCTGCCCCGGTTGTAACCGTTTCCGGCATCGTGGCCGAAAGTCCCACGCATGTCAGCAGCCCACTCGCCCGCACGACTGTACTCGCCGCCCTCACAGTAATCCTCGATGCGGTGGATGTCCAAAATGATATCCACAATCTCGCCGATCATCTCAACATCACCCGGGGAACGGTTCTTTTTGTCGGTCAGTTCCATGAGCTCGTCGCACATCTCATCCTTCAGGTGATTCAGTTTATCCAGCATGGCTTTATCTCCTTTCTTATGCTACCCGCTCAACGATCAGATTGCTGTTTGCAATGCTGACTGCCTGCGTACTGGTATTTTTAACCGCCACGGTCACGCAGCAGCCGCGCGGCACCTCGATGAACGCGGCCACGAAAACGTTGAAGTAGTTTTCGACTGCAGCAGGTGTGACAATGGCGGTCGCGCTATTGAGTGCCTCACCGCCGACAGACAGCGCCACGGAAACGGGCCCCACGGTGCCGCCGGTGGGAATGGCGATATTTCCGCCAAAGCTCACCTTGAAGCGGGCTTTGCATTGATTGGTCAGACCGCGCAGGGTCACGAGGCCGCTGCCCTCACGGTGCATGATGCAGGCAGGGGCTTTCACCGCGGTCTCGGTCAGGGGAAGGTTTTCACCTGCCGCCACGCTGACGGTGTTAGAGTTGCTAAATTCAGCCATTTTATCGGCTCCTTTCATAATAAAAACGCCGGGACTGCTGCCCCGGCGCTCTGGTTTGCAAAATCAGCTCAGGGGCTGAACAGGCTACGAATTGTAGTCAGTTGCCGTTATTTGGTTAGGCGCAGCTGCCGCAGCCGCAACCGGTGCCGCAGTTACCGTACTGGTAAGGTGCAGGAACCGGGAATGCGGGCACGGGGCGCGGATTGTAGTAGGCCAGCTGACCGCTCATGTAGGCCTTGAGCGTTTCGTTCTGGGCTGCCTGAGATGCCGCAAGCTGTGCTGCGAACAGCTGCTGACCCTGCTCAGCGATCTTTGCGTCCTTTGCCTCGATGCGCTGTGCGGTCAGGGCGTCAAGGATGGCGCGGGCGTTCTGGTTCTGGTTGTCGATGATGTCCCGGGTGGTGTTCTGCACCGTGTTCCGGGTCTCGCAGGACTGGGTGGCCAAATTGTAGTTGACGCCCTGAATGGCAGAGCGGTTCTCGCAGCAACACTCCTGCTGCTGCATCTGCATGGCAAACAGCTGCTGCATGAACGCCGCCTGCTGGTTTGCGCGGCTGATCTCTGCGGACATAAAGCCGTTGTTCACGGTCTGCTGCACGCCGTTGACAAGCTGCGCCTGCTGGTAGAAGCCATCACACATGCCGTTGTTGATACCATCCATCTTGCGCTCGATGTTGGCAAAATCGGAGGTCAGGACGTAGCCGTCAACGACACCGGCACCGGTGTTGCCATTGCCTCCCCAGTTGCTGCCCCAGCCGCCGCAGAAGGCGAACAGGAACAGGATGATGATCCACCATGCGCCATCATTGCCAAAGCCAAAGCCGTTGCCACCATTGGTGTTTGCGGGCTGAACAGGCATGGTCAGAACCGCAGAATCGGAAGAAAGAGACATTTTTGTACTCCTTTCGTGTGTTTTGAATGATTTTTATGCTTGAACCGTGGCCACGGTTACGACTTAATGAAGAAACTGCTGAAACTGTTTCGCCATCGCCTGTAATTGGTTCAGCTGGTTTTGTGACATTTTGCCGGATTGCAGCAGCTTTTGCACTTCTGCTTTTGGGTCGCCTTGAAAGTTTGCACGGAACTGCTGGAACTGCTGCATCAGCTGACCAAACTGACCCATAGGGCCGGACATGGCGGGCATACCGCCGCTCAGAACGTTAAAAAGAGGGTTTGACATAATTACTTGGCCTCCGTTTCAGGCTTTGTGGGCTCTTGCTTTTCCAGCGCCGCACAGCGGGCTGCCAGCGCGTTAAACTCTGCCCGGGTGACAAACTCCACGCCAGACTGCTGCGCCGTTTGTGGCGGCGTTTTTGCGGCTGTGGTGCGCTCCTTGTAGTCAAACACCCGGAGGGGAAGCGGCATACCGCTTGCATCGGTGCTTTTGATGTAAAACGCGCTGTTTTCGCTGTCCATCAGGAGCACGCTGTTTCCTGCGGCAACCATGTATGCTTTTGCGCCCTCCTCGCCCTGCACCCAGATGATGGAGGGCGTAGCCTGTGCTGTCTGGGCTGTCGGCTGCTGCATCATGGGAGACTGATAGCCCACTCCCTGCCTGAGTTGAGTGAGGTTGTCCGGCATTGGCTGGCCGTAGTATGTCGGCATCTGATACGCATACGGATTGTAAGGCATCGTTTACTCCTCCTTATACCAGTAGTAAATCGGGCATTCTGCGCCACTGTCCCAGCTGTCCCACCACTCGCCGTCGATCACAGTCAGGACGTGCCCGGAGCAGCCAAGCACATACACGCCGTGCGGGTACTCCCGGGCAAAATCTGCCACGGTGTAACAGGTGGTGCAGTCTGCCTCCACCAAACGGCGCTTAAACCCGCGCTTTTGAAGGTACGCGCCCCATGTGCGGTTTGCGCTAGGCATATCGCCGAGGGCAAATCCGGTCAGCGCCAATCCAATGTAGACCTGCTCCCAGCTCTGCCCTGTGGCAGCCGCTACAGCACGCACGGCGCAATCCCCGACGCTGCCCCCGTGGGGGTTGGGGCTGAACTTGATCCACATTGGCGCTTGCCTCCTTTGCGCCCAGTGTAGCAGATCCGCCCGGCGGGAGAGGCAACGAGCGACCAACGAAGGACAAAAATGCTCTATTTTGCCAAAAGAAAAAAAGTGCTCATTGAGCACAAAATTTTACAAATAGGCTTGACTTTTACGCTCAATGAGCGTATAATAAAGACAGTGAAAGACACCAACACACAACAACATGGAGGTAAAAAATATGAAGATCCTTAACGCTGAAGAGTTCGCCGCAAAGGTCATGGAGAACGGCACCGAGGTGGAGCCTGACGAATACAAGACCATGGACTGGCAGCAGTGGGAGCCAGACGAAACCGTCTGGACGATTTACGCCCACATCGGCTGCGATGGTGAGGTTTTGCACTGCCGTGATCACGCAACGGATACGTTTACAGCAGACATGCACTTGACCAATGAGCAGTCCGAAGCGCTCATGAGCGGCGAACTGGACGACATGGAGAAGGACGTCATCATCAGCGACATCTACCCCCAGTACGTCGAGACGCTCAAAGAGAACGAAGAGTGGATTGACCTGTAAATAAAAAAATCCCCTGCCGGATGCTCGCAACATCTGGCAGGGGATTTTGTGAAAGACGTACCATGGAGGTACACGAACATATTATCATGCGAAAGAAAGGAAGTCAACCATGTATAGCAAAGCAGAACTTTTTGACATGGCTGCCAAGCAGCCGAAAGAAGTTTTTCTCGGTAACGTCACCCTCAGCATCCCGGACGATTCCGATGGCTGCGCCGATCTGGACGCCGAGACCGCCAGCCTGTCCCATCTCTGGGACGTCTCCCGCATGAGCGTGCGGGAGATGGTGGTGGCATCCGGCATCAGCCAGACCGCCTTTGCAAAGGGTGCGGGCATCCCGCGCCGCACGGTGCAGGGGTGGTGTTTGGGCGAGCGCGACTGCCCGGAATACGTCCGCTTCCTGCTGGCCGAGCACTATGGGCTGATCTGAGGAGAATGTTATGGCAGAAGATTTGACTGGAAAGCATTTTGGAAAGTGGACGGTGCTTGCGCCGTCTGAAAAGCCGCACTACTACACATGCCAGTGTGAGTGCGGAGTGGTAAAAGACGTGTATGACAGCTCCCTGCGTCTTGGCAAAAGCCGAAGCTGTCTGTCTTGCGCGAATCGAGGGCAAAAGCCAGCCATGACGGAGACGGCTTTACGAAAGGCGAAGAAAAAAGAAGGACAGATTATTAACGGATGGAAAGTATTGGAAGTTTTGCCCGAAAAGAGGTCAGGCTGCTTTCTGTGCCGTGCTATTTGCCCGAAATGTGGGAAGGAAACCGCCGTAAAGATCACAAGGCTTTCTCGAATCCAGCATTGCGCAGATTGCAACAGGGACATTGGAGAGAAAACCGGGGCAATTCACAGCACAGCTTACGCGGGTGGCTCTTCCCTTATGTCGATTCGCACAAGGGTTGGAGGCCATATCAATAAAAATTCCACTTCTGGCGCAAATGGCGTGTGTAAAGACTGCCACGGTCGATGGCGTGCATATATCAATTTCCAACGCAAGCAATATCATCTCGGCAGCTATGACACGGTCGAGGAAGCCGTTGCGGCCCGCAAAGAGGCCGAAGAACTGATCTACGCCCCGTACCTTAAAGAACATGAAGGATGGGAAGAAGAACTTTCCAGCAGGCTTGAGGAATTGAAGAAAAAGTAAAAAAATCCCCCGATGCTCCAAACGGAACACCGGGGGTTGAAAAAAAGAGACCAGCGGGTAAACGTTCTTCCGCTGGTCTCTTGCATACATTCATGATGGATGTGTATGCGCTATCCACCATCTCGTATGATTAGTATATCACACATTCAGCATTTTTTCAATGCTTTTCAGCCGGTAGCCTATCGCCGTCCGGCTGTAATGTGTCTGTGCTGCAATGTCCGGCAGCGGAAGCCGCTCGACGTACCGCAGTAAGGCTATCTTACGGTCTACCCTCCCAAGCGGTGCGCTTTTGATGGCTGCGGTCATCTGCTGTCGGTCAAGCCCTTGCAGCGCAGGGGGCAGCACTACACGAGCCGCCGCCACAGGCAGCACCGAGCCAGAAGGGCTGCGGCAGCTGTCCGGCGTTGCGCACCATAGCGGTGACGACACCGAGACGGTTCACCATTTTGTTGACATCAACAAAATGGTTGCTGATGGCGTACAATTTCGGGCTGTGCCGAAAATGGTATGTAGTGCTGCTCATGGTCATTCCTCCTGCGTCACATCGTCCGGTGCATCAATCGCACTGTCCTGTGCGTCCAGTGCATCATAGTACGCCTTTGCCAAAGTTTCCACCTCTGCGATGTCGTCCTCCGTCAGCAGTCCGCTGTCCAGATGGACGTAAGTCTTATCCAGCCAGTAGGCCACATCGCGTCCTGCTGCAATTTCCCGCTTGATGGAGCGCAGGGTCAAGTCATGGCGGGATTTGGATTTGATTGCCATAGTCAGTCCTCCTTATGTGTTGGTCATTGATGCCACAGCATCCTCAAGGTCAGTGATGCGCTTGATGGGGTCTGCTCTGCCGGTCACCGTCACACTGTCTGCGTCGGTCAAGACTGTGTTCACGCCGGGGAGGGCGGGGATAGGCTGCGCTCCTGTGGCAGTGAAGGGGACAGGCGTAGCTAGCTTGTAGGCGATTTGCACCGGGGTTTTGGCGGCGTACTGGGCGGCGAGGTAGGATTTTAAGTCGTCAACGGTATCAAATCCGCATGTGTTTAAGCCAACGTTAATGTTTCTGTTTTCAGCGTATAGGGCGTTAGTGTTTGCTGTTTTTGTGCCGCTCCAATGGCTTGCCACTACCGTGCTAGTAGGCACGGATACTGGCAGGGCTAAGTTGATTTCAAACAAATTATACTTATCTCGCTTGTATATCCTCTCCGTTCCCGTCAGCGTAAGTAGCGCCCGCGTCTCCTGCCCCTCTCCCGTCACTGCATCCACCGTACCGCCGTAGATGGTGCGGGGCAGAGTGATGGTGGCAGTTTGGCCGGTGTAGGGGGCGTAGGTGGTAGGGGCAGTGGTGCCAAGCGTGATTTGCAGATTGGTGCAAGTTCTCTCTCTGTTTTCGTCCAGTCCTGCGTACAATCGCACCGTCGCTATGTTTCCAGCTTTAAGAACCGTGCTGCTGCCACCGTTTGCACGAAGCGTTCCAATTTCCGCGCCAGTGCCATCATAAAAACGAACCTCTCTCAAGGTTCCGGTTGAGCACTCTCCAGAAAAATATAGCTGCACGTTTCTGGGCAGAAGATTCACAGCGTCCATGTCGATTTTTGTTGTGATATTTGAATTGTACGTCTGCAAGGTGATTTTATCGAGGCTCCACAGGGTTTCCCCGCATCTTGTCACTGTCACACTGTCCCTGCCCTTAATCGGCCGGACATTGTCCGGGCTAGGTTCGGCGCTCCCTTCCTGCGTGGGCTCCCAGCTGGCAGTCACGCCCAGCGGATAATTTGCCACGGGGTAGCACTGCAACGGGTTGCCGGTCTCTTCCAGTGGCGGGCAGAGCATGTCCACGATGTGCTTGCTGCTCCAGGCGTCGGGCCCCACGGCGGTATCATCAATTTGTATGCCATCTTTGCCGTCTGCACCTGCCGGGCCGGGGTCGCCTTTAGGCCCCTGTGGCCCAGTGTCACCTTTTTCGCCCTGCGGCCCCTGCGCACCCTGCGGGCCGCGCTCGCCCTGAATGCCACGCGGCCCCTGTTCACCACGAGGGCCAGTCTCGCCCTGCGGGCCGGTGGCTCCGGTAGCACCAGTGGGGCCTTGAGGGCCTTGCTCACCCTGCGGGCCGATGGGGCCAGTGTCGCCCTTGTCGCCTTTCTCGCCTTTGAAGTTACCAGCGGCAATGCCGTCTTTCAGTTCCTGTAAGCTGTCAGCGGCCTTTTTCTGTGCGTCACCGGCAGCTTTCTCGCTGGCAGCGGCTTTTTGTGCGGCTGCTCCTGCCTGCTGCGCTGCAGTCTGCGCGTCGGTCTTGGCCTGCTCTGCGGCGGTGGCATCTTTGTGCACGGCATCCACCAGCTGCTGCCACGCGGGCGAGTCCGGCTCCGGCTCTGTGCCGTCCTCTGTGCCGCTGTTGGCGCTGACGCGATATCGCAGGTCGGCGCTGGTCACGGTCTTTGTGCCGTCGCTGCCCTCAAAGGTAATGCAGCCGTTGCCGGGCTGTGCGGTAACGCTGGCGGGCACATCCACAGAGCCGTCCACCACCAGCGAGGATGCCGGGTCTTTGCCGCCCGGGACGTGCCAAAAGGCCCGGATGGTCAGGTCCTGCCACTCGCCGGATGCGGTGACAGCAAGTCGGTACACACCCCGGTTCTTGGTGTAGCCAAAGCGCACCAGCTGCTCATAGCCCGGCACTTTGACGACGCCATTGGATGCGAGAGATACGCTTAGCTCGATCATAAATTACTCCTTGTTGATAGCAGGCTTCTTTTCTGCCAGTGCCTTCTTCATCAGGCTTACGGCCTTTTCAATCACTGCGTCAAGCACTTCATCCGTGATGATAGGCTTCAGCCATGCAGGGCAGGCCGCACGCAGCGCGTCAAAGACCTGCTTTTTTTTCTTTGCGCCCTGGCCGCTGCCCATGATGCTGTCCTCGGCCTTGCACACGAGGTCATAGGCCAGATCTTTGACCAGCTGCTTATAGCCCATGCGGATAGCGCCGACAGCCAAAGCCACAAAGCCGACGATAATAAGAACGATTGCGACGGGGGCGGGGACAAAGTTAAGCATTGCTTCCATGATTTGTTACTCCTTTCAGTAGGTAGTTGTTGATATCGGATTTGCTTTTTTGCATACCTTCGCGGTTATTGCCGGATAGTTGCGCATCCAGAAGATTCTGCACGCCAACAAGGACAAGACGCATTTCTTCATCGATGCCGTCAAAGCGCGTCAAATCGCGTCTAAGGGCCGCGGCGTGTTGCGTGGAAACAGTTTCTACCGCAGCCAGTCGCTTTTCAATGGTGTCAATGCGCTTGTTCTGCGCATCGTCGGGGGCCTGTGCATTTTTGACGTACTTGTGGATGATGTCCAGCACCTTGTCGATGGTGATGACCGCAGCGCACAGGCTGCCCAGGATGCCCAGCACCCACAGTAGAGCTTCTTTTTCGGTCATTTGCCCTCCCGGAGACGGGTCAGGCCCTTCTTGCAGATGATACTGGTATAGTCCTTGTAGGCAATGGACAGGTCAACATTGCCGGCAACGCCCGGCACGCTGCCGGAGCTGGTATGCTGCCACATCCCATAGGGGTATACCGTGGCGGGCTTCTGGCTACGGTAGGCCGCCAGCCACACATCATAGGGCTTGAGCGCCGCGCCGGTCATGTAAAGGTGCTTGTCTGCATAGCTCAGGTAGGTGTACAAGATAGAGTAAAATCCCCAGTCCTGCACCGTTTTCAGCTCGTAAGCAGTCAGGTCGGTCAGCACCTCTTTGCTAAGCTTCGCGGGCAGCGCGTCCTCGACGTCCACAGCCACCGGCAGGCGCAGCGTCTTGCCGATCAGGGCGCTTTTCAGCAGGGCCAGCTCCTTGTCAGCTTCTGCCCGGTTGACGGCCTTAAAGTAGCCATACACGCCCACCGGGATGTCAAACCGAGTGCACTCTGCATAGTTGCGCTCAAAGGTCGGGTCAAGATACGGCTTGCTGGGTACGCCTGTCTTGCTGTTGCCCATTGCCCGCAGCATCACACCGTCAATTTTTCCGCTGGCCTTGACCTTGTCCCAGTTGATGTTGCCCTGCCAGCGGGAAACGTCCATGATTGTTTTACTCATTTAAGCCTCCTTGTTCTTATTGCCGGTCTTGTCCTCCAGCAGCTCGATCAGCTCCTTATACTCGGCATCGGTGATGCGGCCAATGGCGTAGAAAACGTCCAGCTTGTCCGCAAGACCAGCGGTCTGTCCGCGCTCGATCAGGCGTTTACAGGTACGATACAACATAGTTTTTACCTCCTTATGTGGTTCTTGTATCAGTGGTGGTGTCATCGGTCAGTCCCAGCTCCAGCAGGGTCAGGCGGTACTCCTGATCTACCGCCATAGCGTCCGTGTCCGCCTGCGCGGACTGCGTCTCGGTCAGCAGCTCTGCCAAGGTGGGGTAGTGGTAGCCGGTGAATACAACCGATACAGTATTCAGCGTATTGGTAAGGGTACATTCAAGACGTTTTTTGTCGGCCGAAAATAATACTGTGACCTTGAGACTTCCCGCGCCAAAACTGCCAGTTTCATATGTCATACCAGGGGTAAGATTAAAATCAGTTTCGTTTATGCGGAGGTTAACGTAATCTACACCGTCCTGAACGTTAATTGTCTCAGTTTTTCTCCTCCCAATCGTTGTTTTTCCGCTCCACACCAGCCGCGCCTCCGACTTGACCGCCACACTGGCCGCGATGGTGTCATACAGCGTCTTGCCGCTCAGGGTGCCGTCCGCAGCGATGTCCAGATAGTCGCCCACCTTCACGCCGCCCAGCTGGTCTGCCGTAGCAGGCGGCAGGGTGTACGGCGTGCCGAACTTGGCGTCGGCCTGGTCCTTGGTGTACCTCTGAGCCAGGGCGTCGCCGGTCGCCTTTGCATCAGCCGGCGCGCCCGATACGGTCAGAGTCGTGTCAGTGGACACGATAACCTTTGCGTCGGCGGCACTCTTTGCAGCTGCTTCCTCGCTGGCCTTTGCGGCAGATGCACTAGACGCGGCAGCAGTTTCACTGGCCGCTGCTTCTTCGGCACTGGAAGCAGATTCCTCGGCTTTTGATGCCGAAATACCTGCCTGCTCTTGCGCTGCGCTTATGGCTTTTGCAGTGGCGTCTTTGACTGTCTGGGCTGCTGCTGTGGCCTGTTCTGTGGCAGTTGCCGCCGCGTTTGTGGCTGTTTCCGCACTCTGAACAGCTTCTTCCTGCCGCGCGATAACAGCCTCGCCATACTGCTTCACATACTCAAAGCCCTGTGCAAGGGCTTCCCGTACTTCCACGCCGCGTTCTGCATTGCGGACTTCGGAAATTGCTTCGTCAAATGTCTTATCCAATTTATCACCCCTTTGCGGATGCATAGCCCTTCAGCGAGCGGCTCAGGTCATAGGCGTCACTGGCTTTTCGTGCGCTCAGGGCCTGCAAGTCGCTGACGCTGGAGAAATCAATGCCCAGCGTGAATTCTTTTTTGTCCGGCGCGTCCAAAGGCTCCACAATCTTAGAGCACAAAAGCCAGGTGTTCACCCCGTGCGGGTTGGAGTAGATGTGTGTCATCTTGCCAAAGCCAAGGCGGGCGATATCCACGCCGGCATCCTTGAGGTCCACAGCCTTTACCGTGATTCCGTCAAGGTAACGCAAGTTTTTGGACAGCTCCGCGTTTGCGGCATCCAGAAGCGACTGCGTTGTGTTTTCGGTTCCGTCCTGCACAATGACCCGCGCGATGATGCCAAACAGCTTTTGCGCGGTGGCGTCGTTAGCGGTTGCCGTGATGGTGTTGGTTTTCTCCCACAAAAACCAACCGGATTTCTTTTTTCCGACGGCAATGACGCGGGTGACGATATCCTCTGCTTTGACGTAGCTGCTCAGGTCGAGCAGGTTTGTGCCGAATGCGATGGGCTGCCCGTTTTTCTCCTGCACTTCCTGGACGTAGTCCAGATACCGGGCCCTGTTTTCGTGCCGGACGATCAGATACCCGCCGTATACATCCACAAGCTCATTTTGGATGACATCCCATGTAACGCCAAAATTTCGTCCATCGCCAAAGGTGTACCGTGGCGCAGAATCGTAACGGACCACGGAAGAATCCGGCAGGGCTGCACCGTTGAACAAGACGGCATAGCCGTCTCCCTGCTTTTCAATTTTCCATTTTTTTGAGACCGTGTCTTTGAGATCGTATTCCGTCTCAGGCGGAAGGGATTTCGAGTGCGTGGCGCATGTGATATCCGGCGTAACCGTTCTTTGCGTAGCTTCGTGCGTCTGGTCATCTCCGTCCAAGGGCAGGGCCACATTTACGCTCACGGAAAACAGGCCGTTTCCTGTGCGCCAGATATACCCGTTTATGGAAGAATCTGCATGCTTTTCATTCAGCGTCCAGCTGTACGCGGATGGATCCGGGGCCGTGTCATCATCCGAGTAGCCGGCTTCATATTGGCTTACAAGCTGTACGCCGGACGAGGTATAAAGTCCATATTCATACCTGTAATCGCCGTCACTATCCGGAGTACCCGCCATGTATTCCAGTTTCATCACGCAGTTATGCAGCTCTGGCACCACCACACTGGTGCTCGGAAAGCCAACATTTCCACAGGTAAACGCCTTGTATGCGTCCACCATGCCGGTATGGTTTTCCAGCAGAAACGAAAGAAATTGCTTGATCGTCACGTCTTTGGCTGTATATGGCGCAACAGAGCTGTCGTTGAGGTAGGCCAGCTCTCCCTCGCAAAAGACTTTTTGACGCAGCATAAAATCCTGCTCATGGCTCATGGGCCTGCCCTCCCAGATGCGCACACCGTCTTGTTCTACGGACACGGTCGTGCGCATTTTTTGCAAAGCTGAGTGGGCCACATTGCCAAGCGGCAGGGTGAATTCCAAGCTACCGGCCTTGCTCACCTCCCGTGTCAAAGTTGGACTGATGAGCTTTTTTGTGTCCGTGTAGTCCGTTGGGTCGTAAATGCAGGTCTTTGTCTTCCACACGTCAACGCCGGTCTGGACGCCCGCATAAACTTTATAGCTCATAAGCTGCCCCCCAGATATCGGATGCTGATGCTGCAATCCGCAGACGCCGCAAAGATGAGAGTACCTACAACGCCATCCGGCATATGCAAGCCCTCAATGTACTGCCACTCTGTAGACTTTGCAAGGATGCCAACCTCAAGGCCATTGAGGGACACCGCAATGTCGGCAGCGTCCTCGCTGCGCTTGAAGTAGATGCCAGCTGCTCTTGGTGCGCCGGTGACAGTTACGGTGATGTCCTCGTTGGCTTTGAGCTGGATATCCGTATAATTGCGGATGATCGCCGTATCAAATACAAGGTCATCCCACAGCCAGTCATCAGAGCCGTCGTATACACTGCGCTTGAAGGGGCTGCAGGTGCCTGTGATGGTGAACGCACTGGAAAGCCGGTCGCGCGTCATGGACACGCTCCACAAGCCCTCCCAGTAGAAAGATGGGTCATTGTCGAACTTACATTGAAGCCATTTGCCATGGATGGCGTTTGCGATCCGGCTGTAAAGGGTCGGCCAGGTTTTTTTTGGTGCCCTGCACAGCAGCTCCATGGTAATGGTGCGCTTTTTGTAGTGTGGCCTGCCGTCCAAAGAACTGGTCAGGTTGAGCAGCGTATCAGAGCCTGGCACCTGTACCAGGTACTCGTCCACCTCCGCGCTGCTGATCTTCGGGCTGCCCACTTTGAGGTACAGACCCCAGTCCGTGAAGGTATGATAATCGCCGATTTTTGCGCCTTGCAATTTTGCCATTATACGCCCCTCGCTTTCCGGGTCACTGCAACGCCGATGTGCAGATCCACATTATTTGCCATACGCGGAGACAAAACGCCGACAAGCTCACCGGAATCCATGACCACCTGACCCTTGCCGATGTCAGGCAGATGCTCGTCCAGCATCCCCTCGATGCGTTCAAGAATGCTGGTCTGCCGGTCAACAATGGACTGCTGGCCGGTGACGCGGTACTGTATCGCAGACCGCGTAGAAAACTCGCTCAAGCTGTCGTAAACGCCCACATCGTCAAACGGGCTCTTGTAATTATTGACCGGGTCTTTGCTCTTTTTGTTTTTGGCCCACAGCGCAAGCCCGATGCCGCCAGCTGCAGCGCCCGCAGCGCCAACGCCGAGAATGACGCCAAGGACTGGGTTTGCAGAGATGAACGACACCACAGTGCCAAGCGCGGACGTGATGCCGCCAGCCATGCCAGAAAAACCCTGCACAATGCTGCCAAGTGCGCCGCCAACGCCGCCAGAGCTCGCAAGCCCGCTCACGACCTTAGAGAAGGAATCAACTGCCGTCGTGGCATTGTTTACGCCCGGCACAATGCCGTCTTTAAACAGGCTTTCTACGGCGGTAAATGCGCTTTTCAGACCACCGCCATAGTAAGATTCGTTCACGGCGGCAAGGGCGTTGTCAAACCACTTGGAAATCACTTCGCGCTGACCCTGCGACACCTCGCCCCAGATCAGCTTGGTAACATCGAGTGCAAGACTTGACCAGTCTTTGTTCTTGGCGTCACTTATGGTGCTTTTCAGCAGCCCGAAGATTCCTTTGTCGGATTCTCCGGAAGCGTCGCTGAGGTACTGGTCAATGCGGTTCTGGATGCCCTTGACGCTGTTGTCAATGGCGGTAGCCGTCTCGGTGACCTTGTCCTGTATGCCGTCCACATAGGTTACGACCTTCTCGTAGGTCTCAGCTGCACCATTTACAATACGTTCGCCGGTTTCGGTCACAGTCTTTGTGACGTGCTCGCTGCCGTCGGCGTACTTCTCCACCGCCTGCTGCACCTTTGTGGTGATGCCGTTAAAGGTGGTTTCCGAGACGTTGGTAAAGGTGCCCAACAGCGTTTTTGACATGTCGTCATAGGTCTTTGTGACCTTTGTGACCGTGCCGTTGACTTTGGTTTCGACCTGCTTAAAGGTCGTGGCAACACCGTTCACCATCTCCTTGCCGGTCGTGGTGGTGGTCTCGGTGATGCGGTCTTTGATTTTGCCCGCGCTGTCCTTGACCTTTTCGGTAAGGGTCTGGATGCTGGTGGTCACAGTGCCCAGCGCATTCTGCGCGGTGGTCGTGGCAGTGCTGGAGATGGACGAAATGACCGTTTCGGTGGTGGATTTTTTACCTGTGGATTTTTTCTTTTCGGTGCCGGTTGGGGTTGTGGTGATGCTGCTTCCGCCGTTTCCGGCTGCTGCAGCAAGTTCCGCCTGACGCTCAGACCAGCTCTTGTTACTGATTCCGATACCTTTTAGCGCGTTTTGCCGCAACCTGTTACGGTTGCTCTGCCGGTTATTTGCATCCGCGTACTCTTCGTAAGTATCGAAGTCTGCTGTGGCGGCTTTTCCCAGAAAGCGATTGAGCTTATAGCTCAGCTTGTCCAGCCAGGTGGAGGCACTGGAAGCAAAGCCCTCAAACCAGGATTTGACGGACGAAATTGGGCCGCTCAACCCGGTAATTGCGCCCGCAAGACCAATCCAGCCGTCGGTTTTGTAGGCTTCCTGTGCTGCGACGAGCATGTCGTTCAGATTGCCGATTACAACGCCGACGCCGCTGGATAAATTGCCGGTCAGCAATCCCGCCAGCTGCTTTACATTGTCCTGCAGGGTAGACATGCGCCCATTCATGGTCTGGCTCTGTGTCTCCATAGCACCGTAGTAGCGCCCGCCCTCTTCGCTGGCTGCGATAAGAGCCTGAGACAGCAGGTCATAACTGATGGTCATGTTCTGGACTTCCTGCACCGATTTACCGGTATAGTCGGCCAGAACTTGATAGATGTTGATGCCTGCATAGGCAAACTGCTTGATGTCAATGCTTGTAGCCTTTCCAACGTTGGCGATCTGCTGCAGGTTCTGCGCCATGCGGGACAGTTCCGCATTGCCGCCGCCTGCCGCATTGACCGCGTTGCCAAGTGCCAGAATGACCTTTTCGGAATACCCGGCGTTTTCGCCCGCGCTGATAAGCAGCTGATTTGCCTGCGTCAGAGCTTCGACGTTGAACGGGGTGCGGGCGGCGTCCTCCTGAATCTTTGCCATAGCTTGTTGTGCAGCTTCTGCGCTGCCAAGCATATTGGTAAACCCAACAGTGTAACTCTCGATCTGGGCGTTGTAGTCGATGCCAGACTGAATGAAACTTTTCGCAGCGGCAAGAGCGGCAGAGCTGAGTTTTGAGAAAAGGCCCGCCATGATCGTGCCTTGTGCAATAGCACCGGCCAGAGACTTGCTGGACCCCGATGTGGCGTCCCCAAAGCTGTTCATGTACCCTTCCGCAGTTTTCAGTCCCTGTGCCGTGGTATTGAGTTGGGCCTGAGCTTCTTTCAGCTTCTGGGCAAATTCCTTAGTTTCTTTGGAGGCTTCCCCGGTCTCTCTCCGTGATTTCTGGTAGGCTGCCGTAAGGTGAATGACCTCGCTGTACAGCCGATTATAATCCTTCATCATGGTGGAGACGGCGTCCCTAGTCTGAGACTTTGCCTCTTCCACGCCTTGCCGGTAGGCGCTATCGTCCAGCCCGAGGGTGGCGCTCAATTCAAAAAGTTTCAGGTTGTTTCACCTCCTCTCAGGCCGTTCAGAATGCGGGTCTTGATTTCTTCCGGGGATTGCTGCGGTTTCGGCCTGCTGGCCACAAGGCTCTCTACACTGTCATACCAACGCTCTTGCTCACCAGCCAGAACGGCCAGTGCGTCGGTCATATATGCCCGGTAGCTGAGTGCGATTTGCTCCTGCCGCAGAGCTGTAATGCAGTGCTGCGCAATGTACGGCTTGCCGATCAGCCGCAGCATATCCAGCCGAATGGTGGAGGTTAAGCGCCGATATCCGTCTGCGCCAACCTCACCAACGAGGACAAAAAATCCAGCACATCCTTATCCTCCACGGTGGCGGTGATGACGCGCAGGGTCTTGAACGGGGTCATGGTCTCGGGGTTGCCATCCTCGTCCACGTCCGGCTCATACAGCAGCGGCAGCAGCTTTGCAGTGCCCTCTGCGTTGTCGAAAAGCAGGCTCTTTGCCATGGCCTTGATGTTCTTCTTGGCCTGCTCATCCTTTTTCTGCGCCAGCTCTTCCGGGGTTTCCTTGCCGGTCAGCATGGGAAGCACCTTGCGCAGCTCGTTGACTTTGGATTTCTGCAGAAGGTCAGACACAGCGTCGGCGATCAGCCAGCAGCGGCGCAGAAACTCGGTTTCGTCCATCTGGTTCAGGGTTTTCATGGGTCGTCCTCCTTATTACGCTGCCGCCTTGGGGCTGTAGTAAAACTCCATTGGCACCACATCGCTGCCCAGTCGGGGGCAGCCGGTGAGGGTGACGGAGATGTTGCCCTTGCCCTTGTCGGTGGTCTTGAGGGTCAAACCGCCGGTGGACAGTGCGTTCATCAGACGTACAGCCACATAGCCACCGTCAATGGTGTCGCCGACCCACCAGATGTCCTTAAAGTCGCCGGTGCTTTCCGTCGGATCCAGCGTCATGCGGGGCGTGACCTTCTTTTCTGCCACATCGGCTGCACCAAGTGCCAGCTTGATAACGTCCGTTGTGGCATTCAGGGCCGTAAAGGCCAGCGTGCAGTCGTAGTCCTCGATCTGCATCAGCTCTGCGGTGTTCTTCTGGGCGTTGTCCACGTCCTCGCCCAGATCCGTGAAGTTTGCCTTGCAGGTCGCAGTGATGCCGCCGGTGGTGGCAGTGATGATGTCTGCATCCTGGATCTCGGTCGTGCCGGACGGGTCAAACTTGTTGACCACAATTCCGGCATTGAACTGCATGGACTTGAACGCTTCCTGCGAAATTTTGGAAAATTTTCTTGCCATATTGCTCCTTACTCGCAAAATTGCGTGATTTCAAAATTGAGATATTCGCACAGATACCCTTCAGGCGGATTGTCGAGGGGCTGTGCCCACGGGGTGCCTTTTTGCAAAAGAATAGCGCCTCCCTTGCAGGAAAGCGTTATGCTGTCCTCGAGGGCTGCGCTGATCGTATCTTCGGTTTGCAGAATGGGGGCTCTGCCGCCCTTGCTTGGGTACCACAGCCGGGCGTGGAAGGATGCCGTCTCGTTCCACCCGCCGGGGATGGTGGGCTTATAGGTCAGATAGGGCAGTGAAGCGGCAGGAGGAATGTTATCTTCCAGATAGCCCGGGATGCCAAAGTCGTTGAAAAACGTGTTCAGCGCCCGGTTGATGCTCTCAGACGGGCCCATCACGGCAGCACCGCCTTTTTGCACTTGACGGCCCTCAGTCCCATGCCGGATTCCGGCGGGGCTTTGCCCTCATCTGCCGTGCTGGTGATCTGGAAGGTCTGCCCATCACTTACCCGCTTGATGTAGTCCGGGAAAGCCAGCGGAACACCGGTGCCAACAAGCAGCGTGTAAGTAGATGCCGTGTCGGCCTGCTCTGCCACCTGAGCTTCCACGGTGGTGTCGTGGCGCTCCACGGCCTCAAACTCCGGGCCGTCCTGCCAGCCGGACACAAAGCCGCCCACACCGTCCGGCTCATAACTGCGGGTCTGAAAGCGGTATTTTTTGGTAAAGCTCTGCATCACGGTGGATGCAGCGAACGGATTGACCATGTCACATCTTCCTCCACTGGTTGATCTCTGATTTATAGCGGGTCTTGCCGTCTGCGGGAAGGCCGTCTGAACCGGTGGCCAGCGTACCGGACCATCCGGCAAAGCTCTGGTTGGCGTACAGGCCACCGCCGGGCAGTGCCGCGTCATACTCGGTGATCTTCTGCGCCAGTGCAGCAAAGGCAGGCGGAACCCGCATGGGCTGCACTGTGCCGGTGAAGGTCTCGGCGGTGAGGTCTCCGTCTCCGGCCATGTGCACGCCATCATTGAAGATGGAGCCGCACACAAGGAAATACTGCCCCGGAACCACCCCGGCGGGCACGGTGTCCGGCTCAAAGGCAAACTCGCCTGCAATGGGGTCGTCTGCCCGGTCAAAGAAATTGTGCGTGTAGGCGCACAGCTCAGGGACGGTCATGCAAAGTCACCCCCTTGCAGGTTAGACCGATTCACCCGGGGTAATGGTCTCGACAGCGATACCGTCCAGATACTCAGCAAACAGGGTCACGCCCATAATGGCGTAGCTCTCGGAGGTTGCGGTGCTGTAGTTTGCCTGAGTGTGGAAGCCGATGAGGTTGCTTGCCTCTCCTGCGGTCCGGTAGACCAGACCTGCGCGGGCAAACTCGCTATCCGCAGGATCCACATAGTACATGACGATGTTGTCTACCGGGGTGGCAATAACCTTTCCCTTCGCAATCTCACTGTCGGACAGCAGGAAGATGGTGTTGTAGCCCATGAAGTCCTTGATGTACTGGAAGCCGAACTGGTTCTGCACGGTGATATTGGCATTGCCCAGATAGTCGTACACGTCCATCACGTTGACAAAGCCAACAACGCCGGTCACGGTGCGATGCATGGTCTTGAACTTGTTCTCGACCGCGCCCTTGGCATGTGCCAGCGCCATCTGGAAGGTCTTGGGAGTGCCCTTCAGGGTGCCGGTGTTCAGGAACTTGTAGAACTTATCCGTTACCAGAGCGGTCAGGTCGTACAGGAACTCATCATCGGTCTTTTGCACGGCGACATCGTAGCCGTAATTCTGGATCGCCTCAAGGGTGACAGACTTGCCGTACTTGTCGATGGTGATCTTGCCGTACTCCTTCTCCTTGACGGTGTACTTGCTGAACGGAATCTCTTCGCCCTCGCCCACGGTGCCGCTCTGCAGGGTGCCCTGTGCATACTTGCTCTTGAGCACGGTGCCAGGCTGCATCCGGATAGGGCGCATGATGCCCAGAATGGTGCGCAGATGGTCCCAGTTGCGCTGGAAACGGGTCACAAAGTCGATTTCACGCGCGGCTACGGTGATATCGGTGGTCATGGTGATATTTTCTTTTGCTGCCATGTATTAGTCCTTTCCGCCGCCTGTGAACAGGTCGGCATTTGCTGCAATGGCCGCCTGGCGTTCGCCAGCGTCCTTGATTGCAAAAATTTGCTCTTTGGTCATTTTGGAGCCGGTGTTGGTAGGCGGGGTGTCCACCTTTGCGCCGGTGGTCGTGGTCGTAGCCACAAAGTCGCCCCAGTCAGCTTTCAGGCTGTCGGTGTGCTTCTTGGCATCCTTGACCTCGCCCTTTTCGTCCAGCTCCAGCTTGTCAATGTCCTCGCCGGACAGCCGCACGACGCGGTCTGCGTACTTGTCCAGCACCCCGGCGGACTTCAGCAGCTCCCGGAACTTGGCTTCCTTGGCCGCGTGGGTGTCCTTCTTGGTCTGCTGGGCCTTGTAGTCGGTCAGCGCCTTTTCAGCGGCCTGCTTGCCGCCGTTGGCCTCGTCCCGCTCTTTCTCGGCTTTGGCGAGGGCTGCGTTCTTCTCATCGAGCTGGTTCTGCAAAGTGTCCGTTTCCTCATGCAGCACGTCCAGAATTTTCTTGAGCTTGCCGCTGGTGTCGGTCGTTTCATCTTCCAGAATCGCCCGGAGAGTCTTGCGTTCGAGTGCCATGTGTTAGTCCTTTCTGCCCTTGCTCGGGCTGGCGTGCTCGCCATCGGATTTGTGAATTGCCTACGTTTTGTAGGCGGTTGCCGGACGTGCTGCCGGTGTGGTGCCGCTTGTGGGGCTTGAACCCACGGCCCCCGGATTAAAAGTCCGGTGCTCTCCCAGATTGAGCTAAAACGGCATAAAAAAGCGGCTGACGCATTGCGCCAACCGCTGAGTATTCAGTTTTAGAGCGAAAATTCACAGTCTGTGTCTGTAGGATAGTCCTGCGCTTCGGCCGGAACATAGACCAAAACAGAAATTTTGGCTTTACCCTCGCCGTATGCGTTATCACACATCTCCTGAAGCGCTTTACGTGCCTGAGCACCAGCCGAAAACAAATATTTGATTTTTTCGGCGTTTTCTTGTGCTTTTATAGCGGCTTGAAGCTGTTCGTTCCAAGTTTCGCTTTTGGCCATGCTTATACCTCCTTGTTCCCTTCTTCCACCGCGATCTCTCGCAGCTCGTCAATGTGATTCTCCACCGCCGGGCGCAGGAACGGTCGGGCTTTCATACCCCGGGTAAAGTGCCACTTTCCGTTGAAGTCCTTCCAGACCCACGGCGTTTTTCGTCCGTTGCCCTTCTCGGCAAAGACGCCCGTGCCCAGCTCCACATACACGCTGTAAAACAGATTGCTGCCGATGGTCACGGTCTTTTTTGCGAGGTCGAGGGCGTAGGTCAGGCTCTGCTTGAGCGCACCGCCCACATAGCCCTGTATGCCTGTGCTTTCCTCCGTGCCAGTAGGCACAAGCAGCTGGGCGTAGTCCTGCACCTTCATGCCCCAGATGGTAAGCACCCGCTCCGCCCATGAATCCAGCGCCTCATGCAGCTGCGGGGTGTTGTCGGTGAATTTGATGTCGTAGTTGAAATTCATGCTATACTCCATGTATAACAAAACCCCGCCCCGGTGTGGGGCAGGGTCGGTGATTCAGTTACAGGTACAGCAGCCGGAACGTCTCACGGCCTTTGGGGGTGATGAGCGTCTGCACGCCGCTCCACTGGGTCTTGTCGTTATTGGCTTCCTTGACCTCAAACAGGCCGTTGTTCTTGTCCTCACGGGGCAGCAACTTGCCTTTCTGGTCACGGTAAAGGAATTTCTTGTCCAGAAGCCACGCCACAAAGGCTTTTGGCTTGATGCCCAGCTCTTTGGCTGTCTCCCGGAAATTGGTCAACAGGTTGCGGTCAACCAGTTCGTCGAAGTATTCTGCCTTGGGCTGCATGATCTGCTTCTCCACGTTAAGCTGGCTATTCTGTGCGGTCAGCTCACAAATGCGGGCTTCCCGGTCTGCAAGGGTCTTGTTCGCCACAAGCAGCGCCTTTGCCATCAGCTCCTCCGGGGTGAGCTGCTCCTGCCCGGCGATGTACCCGCCGTTCTTGCGGATGGACGGCAGCACCTCGGACGTGACCCACTTGCGGAACGGTTTGGCTTCCGGCTTGTCGCTGCGGAGAATGACGTTGTACAGGCCGCTCTCATTGATGATGTAGGTGGACTGCTTGCGACCCATGCTGTCGATGACCTCGGTCTGACCGACCTCATCCTCATCCATGCGCTTGGCGGTGTCCGTGATGTGGGAAATGCCCAGCACCGTGCACACGTCCTTGAGAACAAACCACGGTTCGCCGTCCATCTCTACGGTGCGGACTTCGTTGGACTGGTAGTTGAAAATCTGAATATTAGACATGAGAAATCTCCTTATTGCTTTCATCAATGATTGCGTTTACTTCTTTCTCCAGACCAGAGATGCTGCCGAACAGCGTGCACAGGATGGAATCATACATAGGCGCTTCATCCCACAGGCGGGAAACATCACGCTCGTTGCGTGGGCGGATCAGATCATCCGTCTTGTGGGTCTCCTCAAACCAGTTTGCAAAGATGTTCAACAGGTTGTGCATCGTCTGGAGCTCACCGGAAACCATGTCCAACTCAAACTCTGCGCTTGCGATTTTGCTTGTTTGCATCATCATGACCTCACATTTTACTTGACTTTTTCTTATAAATAAAATAAAATGTGAGTAAGAGGAGCTTTTTGAATACGGTTTCTCTGGCTTACGAGTGGTTAGCTATGGCGAGTAGCTAACCACTCTTTTTTGTACTGTTCGAACTTCTTGCGCTGTTCTTCACGGTTCAGCTTCTTGAAATCCTTGAACTTCATGGGCGTCCTCCTTTCCGCCCCTCTTGCTCACAAGAATATTATAGCACTAATATTCGTGCAAGTATATTGACGTTTTGCACTAATTTTAGTCTTTTCTTTGGTTATTTTTGCACTTGTTTTCGTGCAAATTATCCTGTATACTAAAGATGTAATAGGAGGTGAGCTTATGCCGTTGAAGTTCAAAATAAATGTCCTTGATGCGTTGAAACAAGCCGGTTACAACACGTCGAGAATCCGTCAGGAAAATCTGTTGAGCCAGTCAACCTTGCAAAAATTGCGTGATGGTGGGCAACTTTCGTGGTCGAACCTTGAAACAATTTGCAGGTTGCTTGAATGCCAGCCGGGGGACATACTTGAATATATCCCGTTCGAAACAGAATGAGGTGTTAGAAATGTCGATAAGCTATCACTTAAAGGCCTTGCTCGCAGACGCAAACATGACGCAAAAGGAACTTGCCGAAGTAACCGGGATTCGTCCCCCAACTATCTCGGCTCTTTGCCTTGGAACGGTCAAACAGCTCCCCATCGGGGTTCTTGAAAAAATTTGCACCGTTCTGAATTGCCAGCCCGGCGACATACTGGAATATGTGCCGGATAAATCCGAACAGTGACCCTACACCCTGCCGGGAGGCAGGGCTTTATTTTTATACTCAATCATTTTACCTTCTCCTTTTTCTTGCGCTCCCGCTCTTTCGCCCACCACATTTGTTCGGCTTCCGTGCCGCCCTTGGATTTATACCACTCGGTGTAATCCATGACGGGGGTGGTCTCTTTGGTCACATTGTCTCTCTGCATGGCGTTCTGCCTGGGATACTTGCCCAGAGCAGAGGACAGCACACAGCGGCAGTGGTAAACCATCTCCGGCGCTGCGTTGGGGTCTCCGGGGCGCTGAATCTCGTAGCCCATGACTTTGAACGGCTCGTCAAGCTCTGCCGTCTGCTGGTCAAGCAGGCGGTGCATTTCACGGGTGCGGTAGTCGTGGGTGGAGTTCCACCGCTTTTTGACCTCGATGCCCAAAGCCTGGGCGTTGCGCATTTGCTGCAATGCCCCGGCGTTCTGAGCGCCTGTGAGCGCCGTGATGGCGTTGTTCATGGCCCAGTGGATCTCTGTGTCTGCCATGCCGTTTACGGCCTGCACGGCGATGTCGTGGACGCTCTTGCCCTGCACGATGCCCTGCATGACGTAGCGGTTGAACACCCGGGCATCATAGGTGCGGTTGCTCTCGCTCTTGATACGTTTGTTGGGCACCAGCTTGGGGTTCTCCTTCAGCAGCATCTTGACTGCCTCGGTGTTGTACAGGGTCAGCCCGAACGTCACGCCTGCAGCCTGTTCCAGCTCGTAGAACGCCCAGTTTGCGCCAAAGGAAAAGATGTTGTATTGCTCGTCCCGGGCCAGCTTGTAGGCCGTCTGCTGTGCTGTGGTACAGGTCTGGGTGATGCCGTCCAGCTTGGCGCGCATCAAATCGGACTGAAAGACCTGATTTTGCAGCCAGATGCGGTAATCCTCTTCGGTGATCTCGCCCACATCCAGCTGCGCCCGCTTGCGCTCGTCCAACGCTCGGTACTTCCCAAGAAACTCGGTGAGCTGCTCGGTCATTTCCCGGCGGGCTGTGCCGTATACCCGCAAAATGCGGCGGCGCAGGCGGTTCAGCTGCCGGGTGGAAATGCGGTCACGGTCAGAGATCATGTTTCATCACCGTTGTCATCCTCGTCCTCGCCCACGGTTTCTCGTGCTGCGCTTTCCGCCATCAGGGACGCCCTGGCCTTTTCTTTCTGCTCCGGGGTCAGGTTGGGCAGCAGGTCAATGGCCATGTCCTGCCCGATGATCGCCGCCTCGGAGATTACTGTGCTGACCTGCTCTGCGGTGTTTACGATCCGGCTCCGGTTGAATGTCGGCGTTGCGCTGCCAAAGCCAGCCAGCGCACAAATCTGACGAACAAAAGGTTTGATCTGAGCCTCGAAGTCATCTGCGTTCTGGTTCATTGGTTCATAGGCTGCATCCAGATGGTCGTTGGTGCTGTTTGCGCTGACACAGTGCACGTCCAGACCGCCGAAATCCTCATAGACCCGGGTGTGCAGCAGCTCTAGCAGGGTCTGCCGGGCAGTCACCGGCACTTCGCTGGTGTATGGGGTGATCTTGCCGCCCTCGCTGGTGTCCGCACCGGCGATGTGGTAGAGGTTCAGCTTCGCAAGGAACTCCTGCAGTTCATCATCGGTCATTCCGTTGAAGTTTTCGCACAGCCAGTAAATCTGTGCGCAATCCTGCAAGTCGCTGCAGAAGCCGGACGTCACCAAATCGGTGTTGTCGATGTAGGCTTTCAGGCCCACAAGGGTACTCTGGTGGAGGTCTGAGCCCCACAGCGGCACCACAGGCAGGCTGCTGTAGTTCTCCCCCTCCACGCTTTCCAGCCCGCCGCCGGGGGTGGAGATGGTCACGCTCTTGTACGCCTGCTTCGGGGCTGTCTCCTGCATGGTGCTGCCGATTCTGCTTTCCGTGTACTCGGTGTAGCCGTCCTCTTCGTACAGGACATAGTGCATATCCGTGTCAGGATTCAGCCGCCAGAACCGCACCCCGGCCCGCATGGAGCCGGAGGTCTCATCGTACAGGGGCGCAAACTCGGTCAGCTTGAACACCACCAGATGGTCGTTGTTCCAGAATCCAAAACTTTCGCCGTGAATCAGGGAAAAGTATCCGGCTTTCTGGATCTGCTCGTCAAATTCAGCCCCCAGTTTTTCTTTGTCCACGTCCTTATCCGCAAAGGTGACGCCGTTGCCGAGGGAGTAGGTGGCACGCTGTTTGTTCAGCCGCCGGAACAGATTGCTCTTGACCATATCGGGCCGGGGTACATCCTGCCGCGTGTTCTTGGAGAGGCGTTTCAGCATAAAGGCGTAGGCTTGCGAAAAGCGCTCAGCGCCCGGGTTTTTCTGGGCGTCGTACAGGTCGGCGTCCAGCGCCATCCTGTAAGGGCCGGAAGCACAGTGCTGCTGCACGAACCGCCGGACAAAATCAGCCTGTTCCCCGGCGGCTTGCGCCTGCTGAAAGGTCTGGAATGTGTATACAGTGCTCAAAATCAATCCCTCAGTTTCACAAGGCGCTTCGTGCGCACAAAATATCGGATGGCGTCCATGCAGTGGTCGTTGACCTTCAGCACGGCGTCGTCTTTATCTGGGTCCCAAGCATATACGCCGAACTCTTCCAGCGTGTGCTTGCAGTCTTTGCAGATCTTCAGCCGCCCGGTCTGCAGCATGGTCTGTACGTCCAGAATACCGCTCAGAACGTCGTTGTTTGCCGGGTTCTGGGTAAAGCCATTCTTGCGCAGTTCCGTAATCAGGGGCAGGGCAGAGGGGTCCACGATGACCCGCTCCGGCTTCAGGCCGTCCAGCCACGCTTTGAGATCTGTGACGTACTCGCCCACGGTCTTTTGCCGCTTCTGCTCTCGCCCGCTGTAGTAATACTCCCTGGTGACGATCCAGCAGTCTGCATCGGCCTGTTTTTGGAGCAGCAGGAACACCGTTGCGTTCTGGGTGCCGAAGTCGCACGCCACATAGGCGCTCTTCGGGGACAGCTCGGGCAGCACGTCAATGACGTGTTTTTTGGGGTCGAACATGTCATATACAAGTCCCTCTGCCACCGTCCACAGGCCCAGAATGTAGCGCTGGTAGAAAACGCCGCTGTACTGGCTGCGGTATCTGGCCTTGATTTCCTCGGAGAGCGACAAGTTGTCGTCCATCGTAAAGTGGAGGTACATCATCTTGCGGGAACGGCATTTCCGCACCCACTCAAGATAAAACCAATGCTGTGGGCTGCCCGGGTTGCAGTTGAACCAGAATTTTGACCCGGTGACGGAGCAGCGGGCAGTGGCCTGATTGACAAAGCTCTGCGGCATCAGCGCCACCTCGTCAAAGAATGCCCCAGCCAGCGTGATGCCCTGGATCAGGTCTTGGCTGCTCTCGTCTTTGCCGCCGAAAAAGTAAAACTCGTTGGATTTGCCGCCTTTGCTGACGGTCATGAAATTTTCTGCCCGATGCTCTTTGACATTGTAGCCACGGGCTGCAAGCTGCTGCTTGAGCGTGCCAAGCACGTTTCGCCGGAAGCTGGCAATGGTCTTGCCGCACATGGCAAACTGCTGGCCGCTGTAGCAGGTCATGGCCCACTGGACAAAAGAAAAGCTCATGGCAAAGGTCTTGCCCGAGCGGATAGCGCCATCGGCAATGATGCCGTTGTAGCCGCTGTATGCGCTCTGCGGTGTCCACCAGCTAAGAACCTGTTTCTGCCGCTGGCTGAGGGCTTTCCAGCGAAAGCCGTTACTTTTCCGCATTGTCGTCCTCTTCCTTTGGCAGAAGATCCACATCGTCAGGCGGGCTGAGGTCTGCGGCGGCATTCAGGGCCTCCACAAGGCCATCGTCCGGGACTTCTATGCTATTCTGGTCTCCCAGCATGGCAAACTTGTCCACGATGGTGCCAAACGCCGTTGACAGCTGCGGCAGTGTTGCTTCCGCGATCTTGTCCGGGTCGGCCATCGCTTTCAGGTACAGCCCGAGAAGCTCTTGTGCTTCTCCTTGCTTGCTCTCCATGTAAGAAAGCATGTCCTTCGAGTTTTCCCGTTTTTTTTGTGCACACAAGCGCGCACTCTCCGGGTCTTCCTTTACGACTTTCTTAACGGTCGCGTCCGAAACGTCATTCAGCTTTGCGGCTGCACGGTAGCTTTGGAGCTGCACATAGTCCGCAACGATCTTCTTTTTTTGCTTATCTGTCAGCCGCCGTGCGCCCACCGCCACCACCTCTCTAAACTCATACAAAAGAAAAACCGCCCGGAAACCCGAACGGTCAAAATATCGAATGTGCCGCTTGCAGGAATCGAACCCGCTACCCCCGGATTAAAAGTCCGGTGCTCTGCCAGACTGAGCTAAAGCGGCATAAGAAAAACCAGCTTTGCTGCATGGAGCTCATCATGCAAAAAGCTGGTTTTTAATCGTATTGTATCAGCAGCGGTTAATCCGCACGGATAGCAGGCCGTGCTCCTTGGATACAGCCACGGCCTCCGATCTCTGCCCGAGGCTCGCGTTTTGTGTGGTCTGCACGGAAACCGAAACACCGCGCATAGCGCACAAAGTGGCTTTCTTTGTTGCTGATCGGTAAGGCCGAGAGGATAAGGCCAGCGCCGAGACGCGTCAAAAATTTTGCCATGTCGCAAATCAGTTCTTTCAAGCGCTCAAACATTTGTATGCCTCCTCTCCAAAAGTGTCCACTGCGGACACTCTAAAATCACGCTAGCCGCCAGCTGGATTTGAACCAGCACCCACGGAACGGATGTGCGCAGTGGCTGGCTGTGCAGTGATGTTCCCGTGGTGTCACCAACGTTGTCCCGCCTTAAATGGGCGGCGCTCTTCCAGTTGAGCTATGACGGCATATAAGCAGCGCCCCGCATTCAGTTCGTTGGACAGGCGTCAAGCGGTGGGTGCTGCTGCATCTGAAACTTACGCGGTCAGATGCCCCGCGTGCTGCGCGGCCCCCTCACAGGGCACGCAGATGGCATTCCCGGCAGGGACCGAGCCTGCAGCCTCTGGTTTTGGAGACCAGCGCTCTACCAATTGAGCTACGGGAATATAAAAAGCCGCCCTTGGAATCGAACCAGCCGTGTCTACACACACGCGCCGCGCTCCAAACTGCGCTCAGGCGGCCATATAAAAACAGCTCCGGTTCGCCGCCGGGGCTGTTGGTTGGCGCACATCCTGTCAGGAAAGCTACACCTTGGCAAGGATTCTAAGGCCTTTTCTTGGCACGGTAGGTTGCACGTGCGGCCTTGCGGGTTGTCTGGTCCATGCGCCATACGGTGCGATACGGCGGAATCGAACCGCCTCCTGTCTCTCATGAGCGGCAGGCTGCCTTTGTGTCAGTGTATCGCATAGAAGCAGCCCGCGAAACGGTGAAGGGGAGCGGGGCAAAGCATGAAACCCGCCGGGAAGGCCGTTCCGGAGACTGCGTGCATCGGTTTGCCTTTTCGGCTTTGCCGATGGTACCATGATAAGCCTTGAGCCGATTAGAAGTAAATCCCAAGGCATGTAAAAACAAACCGCAGTTTTGTTGTGTAAAATGTACAAATCACCCGAGATTCAGTTCCGTGGTGATCTCAGCCAGCTGCTCAAGTCCGTCAGAAACCGCCTGAGAGACCTGGCACGGCTTTGAATAGCCCACGATCCGGGCAATTTCTGCCTGCCTTTTTCCTTCCACAAAATACAGGATCAGGCAGCGGCTGCGCTTGATGGACGCCGGGTCTGCATGGAGCATGTAGGCCACTTCAATGGCATTCTTCTGCATCTCGGCATACTGGCATTTCAGCTCGTGCAGATGCTGCTCGGCATCCATGGCGGCGTCGCAGTTCCGGCCTACCTTGTCGCTGGTTCCGGAGCGCCCCGGCGCGCCGGAAGTCCCAGATGTGGTTGAGGTGGCTGCGTTTTTCAGGCTTGAGATGCGTTCCTGCTGCTGGTGGATGAGCTCCCGCATTTTTGGAAGGCGCTCAAACCAGACCCGCAGCTCCTTTACGCTGGCCGGTTCGCCCGGCTTTGGCGCATCACTTTCAGGTGTCCATGTGCGGGCCATGTTGCATTCCCTCCTTCGGCGGCATCGGCATCCAGCCCACAACAGGCCGGTCTATCTTGTTATTGTAAACATCGTCCGGATTGAAGTGGCGGTATTCCCACCAACCTTTCGGGATCCGATAATCGTCTCGTTCCTCGTCGTATGTTCCCCAATCAGGAAGGTCTTCCCAATACCATACGCTATCTTGTAAAAAAACGCTCCCATCTTCATAGTGCGCTGTCGTAATACTGTATCCGTCAATATCGTTGCGGTACAAAATCAGCACTTCGGTTTCGACCTTGGGCGGGTCTGTTTCGGGATCGTGCCAATACTGAGCATCGGTTTCAAGCGCAATAGTTGGCGTAGCATCGATGTAATCAAGCACATCGTCCAAGGCGTAGCCCATAAAAGCGCTGGCTGCAGAGGTCTCTTTGTCAAACTCTTGAATTCTTTCTTCGATGCGCTTCCGCAGCGCATTCGCATCAATCAATCTGGGGTTATCCATTTTTGTCCTCCATTTCTTCGATCCAAATTTCAGCTCTGGGGTTTTTCTTGTCGTAGTCCACCCGGCTGCCATCGTGGGCGGCGACGATGCGGCAGTTGTCGTCTTCCAGCACCCGGGCTTTTACCAGGATGTCCGTTGTAGCCTCGATGAGGTTTGCCAGATCGACCCGGCGGGCGGTTTTCATGTAGTACACGCACCTCACGTTCACGCGGGCAGAGATGGGGCTGTTCGGCTTTTTGATTTGCCGCAGGCAGTCAATCTCATAATCCATGTAAGACTTGCTAGGGGCCACAAAGCGCCCGCCTGAGCGGCTTTTGAGGATGCGGGCAGAGTTTTTCTTGGTGCGGGGGTCGCCGTAGAGGGTCAGCTTCATCTGTTTTCCTCCACATAGTACCAGCTTTGGGGCGGGCGTTCGATTCCGAATACTTCTCCCCGGCAAATCAGCTTTTTTGCGTCCCATCTGCGGCAGGTGCAACAGTCTCCGCGATGCGTACATGGCTGTATCGCCCAGAAATTTTTAAGCTTTACTGGCTTGTCATAAATTTTCAGGTTAGAAATGTGCCAGCCGTATCCGTCACCGCCCTTGAGATACTTTTTAGCCTGCGCTTCGGTCAAGCAGGCAGCTTGAAGCAGCTCGTCGGCAGGCTTATACCACAAGTCCGGGGTCACAATTTGCAGCTTCGGCGGTTCGTTGCTTCCCATCGCTTCAACATGGGCCAGCCTGTCGATTTTGTCACAAGTGAACTCGCCGATCACTCTGCTGTCCATTTTCTGCACGCCCGCCTTGGGCAATTTCATAACCCAGCCATCGTGACCGGTGCAGTAGATGTACGCCTTGAACGGTGTTTCCAGTGTCGGGCGAGTCTTGCGCACCTCCACGGTTTTCATCCCGCTCCAAATCAGCTTGCACCAGTTGGGCCGAATGCTCAAAAGGACAGCTTTCATAGCTTTCCTCCAATCAAATCGTCAATGTGCATCTGCACGGCCTGCTCCGGCACGTCTTCCCATCCGATGCCGATATAGTCCAGCACACGGCCCCAGCCGTACCAGTTGCCGTTTTCGTCCCGGCAGACGTGTTTCATCCAAAACTCCCATTCTTTGGGGTTCGTTTCGCGCAGAACGTCGAACCGGTGCGGCCTTCCCTCGATGTGGATCCCAAAGCCACACATTGTGCAGCCGGTGCGCTGCGCCTTGGTGGTGTACAGTCTTCCGTCTTTGTCTTTTGCGATCTCCCCATATTCGGCCGGAACAGGTACATCAAGGTCAAGCGCAAGCTGTAAGATGTCCTGCCGGTCAAAAATGGCAAAAGGCGCGCTGCGGGTGGTCGTCTTGCCGAAGTAGTTGCAGCCGTGCATCTTCAGACTCTTCTCACGCCGCCCGCCCTCGCTTGCCATAAGGCCCATGTAAGGCACGCTGTTGTGGTCCCGTGCCCAGTCGTTGCAGGGCTTTTCCTTGAGGTAGTAGCAGCAGCGGTCAGACACCTTGAACGGGGCCGCCTGATACCCAAGCGCTGCGCCCTCCGCGTCTGCGCCGCCAAACAGGTCGAGCCACTTCTGCGGCAGCTTCATGCGGCTGTTCTTCTGCCAGCCGCCATATTCGCCGGTTTCCCCGGTGATGATCGCATGCCGCACGGTTGCGTTTTGATCTGTCGGGTTTTGCAGCAACATGATCTTGCCTGCCTTTTCCTTGCTGATCACAGGCCAACCAAATTCCTGTAAGACCTGAACCTTACTTTTCAGCGGCTTCAGGAACACGAAAGACGGCTTTTCTCCATCGCCCATCCATCCCTTGTATTCTTCTTCCATTTCTGCAGCGATCTGCTTGTGCACCTGCTGCACGCCCTTGCCCTCCAGTGAGGAGCAGGACACACAGGTGACGGGCAGCCCGATGCTCTCCAAGAAGTAATGCAGCGTGATGGAATCCAGACCGCCCACCGAAAGATGTACGCCCTTTTCGTGCTCTTTTGCCCAGTAGTAAAATGCCTCGGCCATTTCCTGCGCGTGCTCTACCTTGCGCTTGTATTCCCACTTCTGCATCGTCTGAAAACGCTCAATGTTTGCCAATGAGCCATTTTCAGCCATAATCTCCTGTACGGTTTTCATTTTTACCCCCATTGTTCGGCCATTGCTTTTGCAACGCCCGGAAAAGTCTTTGCGCGGTTCCTTGCACGGTCAGTGCTAAACATTCCCTTGTGCTGCTCACCATGCTTATGCGAGTAAGATCCAGACGGGCACCATGTCGCGGTAGGTTCTACAATGTTTGTCGGGTGCAGCGGCGGTACACCGCGCTCCCACAGTAGCGTTTTCTTACTGTACGGATGTCCGTACTCGTAGGGCTGGATTGCCTGCGTAGGCTTTGGGTAATCAAAAATCTTGCTGGGGGTTGGATTCTCAATCACCACTTTTTCGCAATCTGCCGCCCACACGGCAAGAAAAAGCGCCTTGCCGCACAATCCCTCATAATACCGGGAAAGATTGAGCTTTCCTCCCTTGTACAGGTGTCTTGCTCCCGCGTTGCTCGTCTTTGTGCAGGGGACAAATGCGATAATCATATCCCAGCGGGGCACATCATGCGCGATTCCGTCCATGGTCACGACCTGCCCCCCCTCAATAGCCTTTAGGCAGTCACCAAGAATGTGCCACTCAGAATGCCCGCCTGACGGTTCTTGAATGTCGCAGGAGTAGGCTTCATGACCTTTTGCACGAAACGCTTTGCACACTTCCTGCGATTCCTCGCAAGCAATCAGCACTTTCATCGTTTTCTTCCTCCCATCCATCCTTCTTTGTTGAAATCGTTACGGCTGATCCGCTCCGCCGCGTGGTTACCGTTGGTGTAGATGCGCTACGCTTTCAGCTGACGCTTGTACTCGGCGTACTTCGGGCAGCTGTCGTGACATACTGGGTGACGTTCCGGGCAGTCCTTACATGTCGGGTTCGTCATTGGGATTCGACCTCCATTCTCTTGGCCTGAATATCCGTATACTCTGGGTAGTGGTCGCCCGCCATCTGGCAGGCCCTGAATTCTGCCGCCTGCGGGCTGGATGCCGTCATGCGGTAGGTGAGTGCTGCATCTCCAACCGGGCCGCTGCACTCAAGGATCACTTTGTATCGGGGCATTCTCTTCCTCCTTTTTCCGCTTCTCCAGCCACTTCATGGTGCGGTCCGGTGCGTCTCTCATGAAATCCCTGGCCTTCTCGGCTTCCTCCGGCGGGCGGGAAACGTACCGAACCGGGTTGCGCTGGAACGCAGGGGCTTTCTGTCGCTCCCTGTCCCGCGAAATCCAGCCGGATGCAGCGGCCTTCCAGCTCTTCATGGGGTTCTTACCCACCTTCCACCCGTTGGACGTGTAGAAGTCCATGAACCGCTGCGCCTGCTCATCTGAGCCGCCATTCTCGGAAAAATACGCCTTGACCTCCACAGCATCCGGCGGATGGAAACGGTTCGATTTTTTGGGAGTGGTGGATGCGGAAGCATCCTCTATCTCTTTAGCAGAACCAGAACCAGAAACAGAACCAGAACCAGAAACAGCCGGATTTGCCGCAGTTTGTTCGGCAAAATCGTCATTTGCCGGATTTGCCGCAGTTTGCTGATACTTTGCATTTGTTGCTTCGGCGCCTTTTCTTCCGGCGGCTGAGCGCTTTTCCCGGATTTCTTCCCATTTTCGTGCGTTTTCTTCCAGCCCGCCCTGCATGAATTCCCAAGCAATCACAAGCATCGGGTCGTCAAATTCCGGTGGAATCCCGTCGGGAAAGTCCAGAAGTGCATCCAAAATGCGGCCTTTCTGCTCTAGAGAAAGAATCCGAAGCGGCTTTTTCCACTCTGAAAACAGAATAACGCTCTTGTGCTTTTTCTCTCCCAATGGGTTTTCACCTCCTTCCTTGCACGCCCGTAACGTCAGATAGCACATCGCTTTGCCAGTTATCAGAACGGCAGGTCGCCGTCGTCGGTGATCTCGGCAAAGTCGTCCGGCTCGCCCTGCGCGTAACCGGCCTGCGGTGCGCTGTGAGAGGCGTTTGCCTGCCGAGTGTAACTTTGCGTCTGCTGGTCGAAACTCTGCACAGCGGGCTTGTCTGCGGCCTTGGAGCCTGCAAAGCTCACATTGTTCGCAACGACCTCGAAAGCGGTACGGTTGTTGCCGTTCTTGTCCTGATACTGGCGGGTCTGGATGCTGCCGTCGATGGCGATTAGGCTGCCCTTCTGGAAATACTTACAGACGAACTCGGCAGTCTGCCGCCATGCGGCAATGTCAATAAAATCGGCCTTTCGTTCCTCGCCCTGACGAACATAGCTGCGGTCGCAGGCGATACGGAAACGGCACACGCTGGTGCCCTGCGTGGTGGTCTTGAGTTCCGGGTCCGCCACAAGGCGGCCCATGATGGCTACAACGTTAAGCATGCATCAATCCTCCATCTTCTTTCGGCTGCTTTCTGGCGCACTCCATGCAGAGGACACGCCCGTATTTTTTGAAACTGCGGTCGGCTGCCTGTTCGGCAGTCAGCGCAGATTTTCCGTCCTTGGACTTGATGCCAGTGATCTGCTTCCCACAGCAGGCACAGACAGGAGGGGTGGAGGGCTTCTGTGCAGGCCTTGCTGCCGGGGCGCTGTACTTGGTTGCATCTGCGTTCCAATACACGTCTGCACCAATACCAAGCGCCTTACATGCCACGCCCTGGGCGTCCGTGTAGGCTTTTTTATACGCTTCATCGTCTGTGCGCTGGCCGCTTTTCTCGGTGGAGATCAGCATGGACCCGCCAACGCCGGGAATAGGAGCGCTCCAAGCGGTCCCATCGTCCTGCCGGATGTACAGGCAGGTGAAGCAATGCACCATCACCTCACCGTTGACGCCGGGTTTTTCCTCGAATACTGGCGGGTCGAACTTCCAACCGATGCCCGCCGGGCCGAAAAGCTCGGTCAGCTTCTTGACGCGCCACATGGGGTTGATGTCGGTCATGCCGTTCAGCCGCCCGCCGCTGATCCGCTTCTGCGCTTCCGGCGGGACAGATCGGGATGCCTCATAAATGCTCGTTTTATCCATGCTTATATGCTACCTCCTCGCACCCGTGCTCACGGCAGCGGGTCTCAAGCGCCACATGCTCAACGTTATAGCCGGTCTGTGCGGCACAGGCCAGATCATGTGCAAATCCGAACTGGCTGGACTGGCACAGAATGACTTCCAGCGCATAGACGGCCCGTCCAAGGGCGGCTGCGGCCTCATTGCACGCCCGTGCCCGGTCGATGGGCTCCGTGCCCATATACATGCTGTTCGGGTGTCTCTTGATCCACGCCAGATCTCCGGCAACGGCCTTCTGCACCTTGCCGCAGGCGCTCACAGCGGCGCCAAGCGCGGCCAGCGCATCCAGGGTCATGTCCAACTGCCACTCCGGCACGTTGGACGCGTAGTTCAGGCAGATTTTGCCTTTTTCACTGCACTGCATAAATATTCACCTCGAATAGATCAGGTTGCCCAGGGCGTCCTTGACGTCGATCTGGCTGTATTCGCCGGTCTGGATCTGCTCATCTGCCCAGTGCTGGGCGTCCACGCTGGCCTTGACCGGCTCGCCCTCAAAGCATTGCACGTCAATACTGCAGTGCTCTTTGCGGTGTCCGTAGCAATAGTAAAATGCCACGTCATCCATTGTAAAAACCTCCTGTTTGTGATATCTTTGTGGTGATGGAGGTCTGGAACCCCGTCACCTTGTGGTCTGTCCGTGCTGGTATCACGGGCAGGCTCTTCTTTTTTTGCGGCGTATCGGCGGCAGACTGTCCACCTCATCACGTCGGATGCACTCTTTCTCAAAAACGTACTTGTGAGCCGGATGCCTGCCGCTGCGACCGTGGCTGCTCGCAGACGCAAAGCTGTTTGCACTTTTGTAACCCAGCCGTCTGGCACACATCTCAGACGTACCGCTGGCGATCAGGTCTCCGGTCTTTGCGTCATACACGGTGTACCACATGACATGGTGGACAGTGTCAGGCATACGTGACCTCTCCAGATTCCTCTTGCAACATCTCCCGCACGTTGTCCATTTCTTCGGCGCACATCTCCCAGACGTTTGCCCGTGCGGAGTATCCGGCCCGGACAACAATGTCATCTGAGGCTTCGGCTTCTCGCCTGCAGCGTTCGGCAAGCCGCGTGTAGGATTTGACTTTGCCCTCAACGTACTCTTTGGCCGTCATCATGCCCCACGCTCTTGATTCTCCGGGTATTCCGGGTTGCGGGCGTGGGCACGGTTGATCTTGCCGTACTTGCGCCGATTTGCGGCTCTCTCCCTGTCCTCTGCGGCAAAGCCCAGACGAGCCAGCAGAACGGCGGCCAAAATCAGCACCAGCGACACCGCAAACAGTGTGCTGGAGATATATCCGGTGGTCTGCGCGGTGCCCTCTGCACCCATAGCTGCGCCCATTCCAACGCCGCCAAAAACGACAGCCAACCAGTAGTAAGTAGTAGATTTGAGTTTCATTCTTTCGGATCCTCCTTTGTATAAACCTTTTCGAGCTTGTAAAAATCCTTCACCCACGCCATAAATCCGGCACGGGAGATCAGCGGAGCCGCACTCTTGGTGTCAATGGATGGCACCGCCCATGCCGGGAAGCTGCCAGCCTGAATCATACCGGTAAAGATCGGCTCGCTCACTGAAATGTTGTTATCACGCATGATCTGGCAGCACTCTGCGATTCCCATGCTCGGCTTCATTATCGTCCACCTCCTTTTTTGTTCTCAGCTGCCGTTTCAGCCGGATATGCTCCAACCGATCCGGCTGCCTTGCATCCCAGCGCTGTTCAAGCCAACGCTTGTTGTAGTGCTTCTTCACGGTGCAGCCTCCACAAACTCGCCATTTTCGAGGGTGTACCAGGTGTTCTCTTTGATAACGGCTCCGTCAACCTTTGCCATTTTGGCCAGCAACATATTGCCGTCATCATCGTACTCGGTCAGCACCAGATAGCAGCCCAGTGCGCCGCACGCCTTACCGCAAGCACCGTTTACAACGGAAATGCTATCTTTTCCGTCTGCTTTTGCGCTGCAATAAGCCCCAGTGGCTGCCGCCGTGCTGTAATCGCCGCTGGAGCCCGCCGTGCTGTAATAGCCGCTGGAGCCCGCCGTGCTGTAATCGCCGCTGGAACCCGCCGTGCTGTAATAG